CGGGGGGCTTAGCTCATCCGGAACCCCGTTAGCGTCATAACGCCTTAGCGGTTTGTACTCCGCGTGGTCTTCACGTTGTTGCTGTGGTTAGTCAAAGCACCATCCGACCGAGTTGGACAGTGAAATTTCGAGACCCCGATAGATGGTTCTCAGGGTAGTTGAATGTAAGTATGAAACCGTCGGTATCCTGTTCGCCCATTCAGCACTGCACTCCATCAGGTGTTCAGCACCTATTTGCAAACTACCAAACGACGGCCGTAACTTGCCCATGGCCAAGTCGATCACTAGCGACTTGCTCATTTTCTTGAGCATCCTAGGAAACCACCATTTTTGCGTGGTTACCCTGTCGTCGCATCTCCGAATCAACTCACCACAAAAGGATGGATCGTAGAGCAGTTCCGGCGGCCGGACGGTTTGGCTCAAAACAGGGAACGGGAGGTGGTGAGATGCCGGCCTCTTGCCTGTCAACCTCTCCAATTTTTTGTTTCCCAAACCCATCTTCAAGCCTGAAACTAGCGCACTAGACGCTAGGCGCGTCGGCAAATCCAGCCAAGACAGCGATCTGTACACCTGGCGACGTGCTTTCCCGGTCAGCATCTTCCAATCCGACTTCCACAACAATTTCTCGTCGTAGTTATTCAAGTCGGTTGCAAAAGCATCGTCAACCCTGTCTATGCTGCGCATCTGCCATGCCGAGTTAACCAACGGGTACCAGCCGGCACCACCATAGCTACACGGCGTGTGCAAAAACTTCGTCACATCATCCACCCCCGCCTTCAAGTGCTCCGCGATTCTGGTATTGTATATCGACTTGACACGAGCTTCGTCAAACCCACGTTGTATGAGAGTTTTTGCGTTCTTCACAAACCCAGCAGCAGTGTTGATTCCGCTCTGCCAGGCCTGATGTCTCACGCAAGAAGCAACAGCCCGCGCGGGGTAACCCACCACTCCATTAGGGTAGCAGATCTTCCGCAAAAACTCCTGCCTCCCACGGTCAACGAAGAACTTCTTCTTGTTAACGGGGAAGTGTCGCTCGTAAGCCGATACCCACTGTGCCGCAGTTTCCTCACTCGGCGCAAACACCATGGTGTCATCGCCCTGCATGCACGGTGGTACCGCTTCGCTCAACTTGTAAAGGCTCTTCAGCCCCTGGTACTCGACGTAGTTGACGATCGTGTCAATCAACGCCGTCCAACGCCAACCCGAGAGAATCCCGCCCTCCCAGGACCACTTGACATCGCCGTAACGGATCTGGCAAGTCCGCAGTCCATCGAGATGTGCCTTCGAAACCCGGTCGTAGTAATTCTTTTCCGGGCTAGAAGGGCGAAATCGCGAGCACAGGTACTTGACGACCTTGATGACCCAGGTCTTCGAAGGGAAGTGATCAAACCCACTCTGATCGATGGGGACGCACACATTGTCACTAGCGTCACACACCCCCCTCCAAAACTCAAGTCCCTTGCTCCCACCCAATGTTGTCGGTATACCCCTGGCCAACCAACGTTCAC